CTGGGGCTGCGGCTGGTTCTGGTTCTGAGAACCACCCCCGCCACCTTCTCCGCCACCGCCATTGTCGGTAGTGAGCACCAGCCAGAGTACGCCGAGTAGGCTCAAAAATAGTTTCAACATTTCACGCTCCTTGTCGTGTTTTCTGGATATAAAAAAATCGGCACCCGCTCCCCCTGGGAGTCAAGTGCCGATGGGTCTTCGCCGATGGGCAGATGGTGTATTTCGTTGCTCAAATTATAGCACACGCGTCTTCTATCAGGCAATACGACGCCCTTCCTGCTCCTCTTCGGCCTGTTTTATCCAGCCATCGAGGATACGCAATGCGCCGGAGAGGAGGCGCCGCAGGTTTTTGAGCGTTGCCAGATCGATGTACATCATTCCATCTTGTTGAGCGCCGCCAGCACCCGCTGCGCCGGAATGCGCTCCTGCACGGCCCGAACCAGGCAGGTATGCTGGATGCGCTGCACGCGGTCTCTGTCGGGCGTGCGCTCGGCCTCAATATAGGCCGCCAGCAACGCGTGATCGTCCATCGCGGCGATGAGTTCGTTTGTGTGCCGCTTGAGCGCCTCGCTCTGTTTCGCTGCAGCGGCACCGCGTGCAATCAGGTCATCCATCCCTACACCCCCAGTTCACTCAACGGCCGCACCTGCACACTCGGCCCCCAGACCGGATCATCGACGACCTTCGCCATGTCCGACCAATCAAACAGCCCCCGCTGCCAGCCCTCATAACGACGTGCGCTCTGCAACTGCTCGCGCTGCTGCTGCTCCGGCTGCGCCCGAAACCAGTCCTGCATGCTCTGCCGTGCAGGCAGGCCAGACAATTCAGGGATGAGCGTCATTCGGCCATTCGGATGGTCATACGGTCGCTGATCCATCGGATACAACGTCCCATCAAGGGCTAAACAGCCGACACATGTTCTCCTGTCCTTAGCCTCAATTCGACGCCACTGCTCCACCCCCGCCGCCGCATACTGCTGCCTGCTCGCCTCGCGGTACACGCGCAGCGTCTCGGTTCGGGCGATGGTCTGCGCTCGCGTCAGGCTCGCGCCAGTCCCGCGCATCATCCGCCGCGCCACCTCCCGCGGCCCCAGGCCCTCACCGAGCCCGTTGATCAACTCCTGCGTCAACCGATCTACGGCGTCCGGCCAGCTCGCGGCGAGCAGTTCCTGCAACGGCGTCCCGTCTCCGGCCAGGCCGATGGCGATGTTCAGCGCCTCGACCGGCAACCGATTGAACGCGGTCATCGCGGCCACATCAAAATACTGCGCCGCATCGAACAGGCCGAGCTGCACATATTGCTGCTGCTGCCCCGTCAGGTAGGGCGCCGTCCTTTCGCCATACAGCGCAATCTGCTCCCGCACCTGTTGCAGCAGCGTCTGGTAGCGCTCCATCCGTGCAATCTGGCCCAGGCTCGTGCGCCGCAGGCCCTGCGCCTGGATCTCCTGCGCCAGTAGCTCCATCTGCGGCTGCAGCGACGCCTCCAGCGCCCGCCAGCGCCGCGCCATCTCCGCCAGCGTGGCCTGGTCGCGCTCTTGCAGCGCCGCCTGGCGACGCTCGATGATGCGGTCAAGCTCGCTCATCCTCGCCCTCGCCCCGGTCAAACTGCAGCATCGCCTCGCCCAGGCTCATGCGCGCCTGCTGCCGCTGCTGCTCCTGCTCCTGCTCAATCTGCTGCTCTTCGGCGGCTGGGTCGTCAATGCCCAGCCGCGCCATTGCCGTGCGCTGGCTCATCAGCCGAGCCCCGACCACTTCAACCAGCGCCTTCATCTCTTCGGCACTAATCGGCCCCACATCAATCCGGCAGGTCACGCTGGCCCGCAGTTCGTCGTAGCGCCCCGACTGCCCCGCGAAGTGTGCCGCCAGCGCCAGCGTCGTCTCCAGCAGCCAGCGCACCGCCCGCTCCACCGCCTCCGCCGTGTCCATCAGGCTCATCGCAAAATCAAAAACCGCCTGCCGCCGACTTTCGCCCGATGGCGTCGCATCGCCCGCAATCAGCGCATGCACCTGGTGCGCCTCTTCGAGGATGCTGCGGTAGGCACTCAGCGCCGTCGCCTCGAATGTATCCACCGGCACTGGATCGCGGTACACCACATCCGGGTTCGCATACCCGGTTGTGTTGCCCTCCGCGTCCACAATCGGCACGCCCGCCAGGAAATTGGTCGTCCCGGCCCCAATCCGGAACGCGCCCGGCACAAACGTCTCTCTGCCCGTCTGCTCATCCAGCTCCCAGCGCCCCGGAAGCTGAGCGTTGAGCAGCACGCGTTCCAAAAATCCACCGACGACCACATTCCGCGCCTCCATGCTCTTCGCCAAATTCAGCAACTTCTGCTGCTGGCGCACCTGCTCGCCGATGAGCGCCTCGCGCCGCATCTCATAAATCTGCAGCGCCTCATCCAGCGGCATCCGCGTCTCTGTCTTGCTGTCATTGCTGACAATCCGCAGCACCGTCTCCTCGCCATCCAGATAGCTCAACTCGGCCATCGTGGTGCTGCTCGATTCATCCTCATACACATACACGCCACAATCCTGCATCGTGCGCCGGTCAGTAAAAACCGTCGCCTCCGCCGGCTTGAGCGCCTCAGCATAGACATACCAGATCGCCTCGTCGGGCTCTGCCCGCGGGATCTGGCCTTGCTCGTTCAACTCGCCCGCCGGCACAAACAGCCGCAGCGGCACCCGGCCCGCCAGCAGCAGATCAACCACCGCATCCTTCACCACGTTGTGCGTCCCGCGCCAGTCCCACCACTGCCGCAGCAGCGCCTCGCCCTCGGCAATCAACGCCTGCTCCTGCTCGGTCGGCCCCTCGCCCTCCGCCAGCGCTCGCCGCACGCCCAGCGTCCATTGCGGCGTGTGGCCCACGGCGCCGTTCAGGTGCCGCTGCACCACCTCCCTGACCTTGTTCTCCCCCACGAAACCGCGCTCAATGTCCAGCCGCACCTGCGCCGCATTCGCCTCGCTTGGGTCAGGCAGCGGCCCGATCCACCCGCTGCCGCCCTGCCAGTGGTCGCCGTCATAAAACAGGCGGTTCTTCTCCTCGCCCGGCTGCACCGCAGCCCCCACCCGCTCCTGCGCCTTCGCAATAGTCAGATCATCAAACGGCGTTGCCATCAGTACGTCACCACCCCACCGCTCGGCGCGCGACGCTGCGCCTCTGGCCGAGCCTGCCGCCGCAGCCAGCCAACGACATAGCGCTCAGCGTCCATCAAGTGGAAACTATGCTTCTCCTCAATCTCCTCCGTCGGCTCACCGCTCGCATCCAGTTTGCGGCTATAGGTCAGCTTCTCCTGCAAATACTGCTCCAGGTCATCGAACACAAACAACGCGCCCTGCTTATGCGCCCCATACACCCGGTCAATCCCGACCTCCACATCGCTCACCGCAGGCTCGCGCACCGGCAGCCCCCCCGCCCGAAACTCGGCACGCCACTGCCCCTCCGAGCCAGAGCCACCCACGCACACCGGGATCATCGGCTCGCCCTCCAGCAACTTCTCAGCGTGCTCCTTCGCCGTACGTCCACCAGCCAGATACTCCCGATAGCAGAAGAGCCGCCCCGTTCCCGGCTCCTTCGCAAAGAACAGCCCCGCCGTATTGACTCCGCCGAAGTCGAGGCCCAGGTAGCGCTTCCAGTCAGCCGGAATAGCAAAGCGCGGCACCAGGTGCTGCCGCTCATCGAAGGCATCATAGATAAGTCCCGCCGGTCGTGTGAAGATCGCCCGATAAAAGAGGTCGAACTTCCACCTCGGCAACTCCCCCCGCACCCGCTCAAACTCATCCTGCGGAAAGTTCGGATTTTCGGTGCTGTCGAACCGCACCACATCGATATGCGGGTCGCCCGCCTTCCACCGATCCCACAACTTCTGCTTGAGCCAGCCCAGATCATAGGGCGTCGTCGTAATGAGCGCCCGCCCCTCGTTAATGCTGAGCCGCCGCTGAATAGCCTCCCAACTGCCGAGCTTGAACTTCTTCTGCCCCGCCTCGTCGAGCCAGGCCGCCTTGGCGGTCGCGCTCTCCAGGCTCTCTGGATCAGCCGCATAGCCAAACAGCACCCGCGTCGGCCCATCCGGCACATACCCAAACGTGCGCCGAGCGCCATCGCTCGAAAACACAAACTGCCGCGCTGGCGACCCGGTGTACGTGCCGAGCCGAAGCCAGCCTTCGAAGAGTTGCTTAAACTCAGGTAACGCCTTAAGCTCCAGCAGCGGGAAGGTCGGCGTAACCACCAGGTAGTCGCCCGGCCCCCGCAGTTGGATCTCGCGATACAGCCAGTGCGGCCCCCAGCTCGTCTTGCCCGACTGCGTGCCAGCCAGAACCACCACAAAGCGCGCCGTGCTCTGCCACGCCCGCCACTGCCCGCGGTGCATGTGCAGGCGCAGCCGCCCATCGGGTGTAATCTCAACCAGCTCGGCCACACAGCCCTACTCCCCACCTTCCGGCACAATCGCCTCTATCGCCGTAATCGTGATCGGCCCGCCATCCTTGCCGCTGTGCTCGTGCCGCTCAACCAGCAAGCCATGGTGCTGGGCCAGCAGCCGTAGCGCCGCCTGGGCGTCATACAGCTCGATGGTCGTGCCCTTCTCCGTGTGCGAAATCTTCTTAATCAGGTGCAGCGGCGCATCTTCTCCCAGGTTGAACCCGATCAGGTTTCCCGCCGCGCTCGTCCGCACAAACGGCGCAAACGACCCCCGCGCCTGCTGCGTGAGCCGCGAAAGTACCTCGTCGGCCCCCATCTGAAACTCCGCTAGCCGCTCCTGGATCGCCGCCTGAATCTCAGGTTTTCTCAGGTTTTCCCAGCCAATCGCACTGGCGGTCTTCCCCGAGTAGCCCGCCTGCCGCGCCGCTTCCGTCGCATTCCAGCACGTCAGATAATGCTCAACAAACGCCCGCTGCTTGTTGCTCAGCGCCACAGCCGCCTACCCCGTCCGCCCCAACGCCACAATCGCATCCACCTGCGCCTGCGTCAGGTAGCCCTTCGCCACCCAGCCCACAAAGAACTCAGCCTGCACAATATTCCGCAGCCACAGACTTTTCGCCAGCGTGTAATATGCGTCCATAACAATCCCCTACAACAGCGTCGCAACAATCGACTCCAGCGCCGCGATCCGCTCCGCAGCGCTCGGCATCTGCGAAGGCTCCGGCTCCGGCTCGGCAGGCTCCGGCGTGTTGCCTGCTGCGAGCCAGTTTTGATACTCCCACCAGTGCCGGTTGTTCGGGTCGGGCGGGATGTGGCGCCCGCTTGGAACGTGATAGACGCCGCCGTCGAGTAGTAGTTTATACATGGTCATAACTCCGCATCAATATGGATATAGGCCGCTGTGGTGCCATTGGCACGGAAAAATCCGAGCAATCCCGCACTCTGTATTGCCGTATCCATATTGACTCGAACATTACTTGGCGTCACGTACGAAAGCGACAATGACGTGGCAGTTTCGCGCAGGCCGGGGCCAATGATCTCGAAATCGCCCACAGTTGGGCCAAACGTAATTGTAGGCGAAGCCCGTTTGGTCGAATAGAACATCGCAAAGAAAGCGGTATCTGCATCATAATAAAACCCCACCGCGAAATGTTCGAATACAGAGCCCCCCCCCCGCCGCTCGAAATAGCGCTGACACAGCGCCAGTTCGGCCCCCACCGGGCGCACTTCGAAGGGCGTCGCCGCGCCGCCGCGCTCCAGTTGCGCCGCCTCTATATCCAGCGTCGTGTTCTGGCTCAGCGCTTCGGCCCAAACTATCACAATCAAGTTCGTGAACGTCGAGCCCAGCGTGACCGTTGCCGAAACATCCGCCCACGCCCCCGCAGCCAGTGATCTGTATTGCCCCAGCCCCGTCACATCTGTCACCCACGTAATCAGCGTCGGGTCTGCGGCCCACGTCGCCACCACGTCGGACGTAACACTATCCTCGCCCCCATCCCACTGCAACACCGCAAAGCTGACGTTTTTCGCCGCCGAGCACCGCACCCGCACCGAAAATGTCACCTCTTGCCCGCGCAGGTGGCGGCAGTTCGCGCCCTCAATGATCTGGGCCAGGCCGATCTGCTGCGCCGTGGCCTGCTTCTGCGTCAGTCGCGCCGCATAGCGCTGCGTATCGCCGTCAATCCGCTGCGCGTCGATGGGGCCGCTCTCCGTCAATGCATACCACCGATCAGCGCAGTAGGCATCGTCGCTGTACTGTGTCGCCGTCGCCGGGTCGGCCTGCCGCTGCCAGATGGCAAACGAGCCATTGATCAGCGCATTGCGCCAGAGGAAGAAATTCCCGCCGCCGCTCCACACCTGCTCCGCAGTCCCCGAGGAGTCCCTCAAGTAGAGCTTGTTATCATTCTCCGCATACAGCGTTACCCGGCCCGAGGCAGGCGCCGCCGGTGCAATGCCCGTCGCCAATATCAATTCGCCCGCGCTCACACTTCACCTCGCAATCGTTGTGCCCACGTCACCAGTTTTTCGGCATACTGCGCGTCGCCCGCCCACGTCCCGGCCAGGTCGGCCAGCGTCGGCGCTGCCCCCCGCAGGTCGTCGCTCAGCGGTCGGCAACTCAGCGCATACTCGGCCAGCGCCCGCTGCGCCTCCGTGTAATGCTCCGGCGACACCGCATACGCCACCAGCCGCCCGACGTGCGCCGGGATGGCGTGCTTGCACCAGGTCGGAAACGACAGCCCTGCCCGCCACATCGCCCCATCAAACGCCGCCGGAACGTTGCCCGGATACGGCGTTGCGCTCGGCCCCCGGTCAACGCCCAGGCCCGCCGGGTTGCGGCGGGGCCGCGCCGCCCACCAGCTGGTAAGATTGCCGGTTTCATGGGCCATCTGCGCCAGCGCAATCAGCGGATCGACGCCGACCGCAGCGCAGATCTGAAAATACGTCGGCACAATAAACTGCTCCAGGTCGCGCCGCGTGTACTCGCCCGTCGGTCGCGAGCAAATCACATCGAGGATGCGGTTCGCATCGCCCCGCGGTTCGGCAATAATCGCCGTATGCACACTGATCGGCCTGGGCACAAATGGCTGCGGTGCAGGCGCGTCTATCGGTTCCAGGTCAGCCAGGTCGATAAAACCAGCCCCCGTCGCCACCCAGGCGCGGTATTTGCCTCGCACCAGCGCGCCGATCTGCACCACCTCCCCGGCAGGCAGCACCAGCGCCACATCCTTGCTCCCGTCGGGCGCCTGCTGTACGGTCGTCGTGCGAATGACACGATGCGGACGCGCCGGGCGATACCACTCCGTAGGCGGCTCGCTGCGATAGTCGGCCAGCCGCCGCCGAATGTGCGGCCCCGGACATGTCGAGGTACCCCAGTCCGAGTGTCCCAGTACGGCGCTGCGGTCGCCCATTCCAAACTCCTCGACGAGCGCATCCGCCAGCGCCTCAAATGCCGCCCAGGCCGCGCCGGTCGGCTGCTGGTTCCCGCCGAGCGGGAAGTGCACAGCGAGGCTATATTCATTGCCCTGCTCGTGCCCGCAGTGCCAGAGCTCGGCATCGAGGTCGCGCAACTGAAAAACATCGCCGTCGGGAGTAATCGCGAAATGATAGCAGATACCGTCGCTCTGCCATGGTTTCCAGGAGTTGGTCGTGTTCATGTGGTAGTCCGCAATCCAGCGCAGGTGCGTGACCCACGCCTCCCGCGTGCGCCCCTGCTGGCCCACCTCAGGCCCGTTATAGTGCGCCGTGATTGTGGTCTTTCGCCGCTGCTGCCCAATGCGCCAGCGAGCCACCGGCAACTGCTCGCGCAGATCGATAATACCGAGGTCTAGCATTCCAGCGCCTCCCACTGCTCGATCAGGCCGCGCATCCGGTCGAGCGCCCCGCGCACCACCAGCGGCTCATACTCCGCCGCCACCGTCTCCAGCGTCAGCCGCTCATCGCGCCACTTG